GTTGGAGTTCCTTTTGAATTTATTAACTCTGACTCTTTCGCTACTAAAGACAAATTACAATCAAAAAAATTCAACATATACTTCTACGACGGTTGCCATTTAGAATCTAGTCAATTCAAAGCTATAGAATATTACTATGACAACATGGACGATGAATTTATATACATGTGCGACGATTGGAATTGGCCCGACGTTAAAAATGGAACATCAAGAGCGATACAATCAAAAAATCTCTCTATTGTTAAAGAGTGGGATTTGCCAGCAAACGGAAATGGCGACTTAGAAAATTGGTGGAATGGACTATGGGTAGCAATACTAAGGAAAAACAAATGAAAAGTGCAATTATATTTGGAGTAACCGGACAGGATGGAAGCCATCTCGCAGATCTTTTACTATCAAAGGATTATCATGTTATTGGGGTTTCAAGAAGAACCAGCACAGATAATACTCAAAGAATAAAGCACCTAGAAGGATCACAAAGGTTCAAGCTGGTCGAAGGCGACATTACGGATGTAAGTAGTGTAATTAATATCTTTAGAAATTACGACGATGTAGATGAAATCTATAATCTAGCCGCACAATCGCATGTTGGAACTTCATTTAAGCAACCAGCCCTTACTTGGGATATTACTGGCAAGGGTTGTATCAACCTATTACAAGGAATCGTTGACTGTCATATGTTTGGCGCACGATTTTATCAAGCTTCTTCCAGCGAAATGTTTGGTAGTTCTTATGATGTTGACAATCATGGTAATAAATATCAAGATGAAAATACCAAGTTTATGCCGAATTCTCCATATGCCATTGCAAAATGCGCCGCTCATTATGCTGTAAGAATGTACAGGGACGCATATAGCTTACATGCAAGTGCCGGAATATTATTTAATCACGAAGGCCCGCGAAGGGGTGATAACTTTGTGACCAAAAAGATAACCAACTGGATAAAAGACTTCTCATCTTGGATGCACAAATACGAAATAAAGCCAGAACACATGTGTCCATCTGGAGACTACATTTATGGACCAGTACAAGGCATGAGCTTTAAAAAATTAAGACTTGGCAACATAGACACGTATAGAGATTGGGGCTACGCTGGTGACTACGTAGAGGCCATGTGGTTGATGTTACAGCAAGAGCATCCAGACGATTATGTAGTATGCACAGAACAAACGCACACCGTAGCTGAATTTTTAGATATAGCCTTTAACTCTCTAGGCTTACCGGCTTGGAGAGATTATATAGTAATAGATCCCGAGTTTTATCGACCATCTGAAGTCACATATCTGAAAGGGAGTTTTAAGAAAGCCAAGGAAAAGCTAGGGTGGACGCCCAGCCACGATCTAGAGGGCTTAATTAAGCTTATGCTACTTAACGGAAATGAGAAACTTTAGACTGTCAATAGATTTATCAGACCTATACATAGAGCTTAAAAGCTTTTCCCTTAGAGAATATAGTTTACCATTTTCATTGATTTTCGTAGAAGCAAACGACCCAGATGATGCCTGTTATACTGTGCTTATTAAATTAATGAAATTGTTAATGGATCAAGACCCGTCGCTTAAAACTAGAATACTATGCAAAAAAATTAAAAAACACATGAGAATAGATAAAATAGCACAATTATGAAAAGGAACTATAACGATGAAGCATACACCCAGTGGCGCAAAGATGTACTAAAAAGAGATGGAAAAAAATGTAAAATGCCGGGGTGTAAGTCTAGAATTAATTTACAGGTTCACCACATACAAAAATGGTCAACCGCTAGCGCACTAAGATACGACTTATCTAACGGGATTACTTTATGTAGAAAATGTCATGATTCTATTAAAGGTCAAGAAAATCATTATGTTCATGTATTCAAATTAATATTGGATAATTTATGAGTGAAACTAAAAAATTTATGGTCATCAAAGATACCCGCGAACAAGACGGATATTACTTTAAAGACTATAATACTTGTGGTGGGATGATTGAGCGTAAGCTTGATACCGGCGACTACTCTATAGAGGGATTAGAAGACAAAATATGTATAGAGCGCAAGGGCTGCGTAGAAGAATTGGCTACAAATCTGGGTCAAAAGAAGTACGCTTTCCTAGACGAAATAGAGCGCATGAAGCCATTCCCTCACAAGTTTCTAGTTCTAGAATTTACCTTTGAAGAATTGGCAAAATTCCCAGAAGAAACTAGGATACCATTAAAAAACAAAGCATCAGTCAAAATCACGGGCAAGTATATGATGAAATGCTTGTTCGAATTCGCACTATATAACAACGTACAGGTTATTTTCTGTGGAAATAAATACAACGGATTCTTGGCTGTTAGTAGCATTCTTAAGCGAGTTCATGAAATGTACACAACTGGAAGGAAAACTTAACATGGAACCAGAACTTCTGAAAGATTTTCACGACTATGGTGCCAATATTAACACCAGAGAAATCTTTCTACATAACCATTATCACGCTGAAGATAATCAAAACCCCGGCGTTGAATACAGAATGTCTAACACTTTTATTAAAAACCTTAGAGCGTTAGATCTTAGAAATAATAATCCAATCACAATACATATGCAAAGTGTTGGTGGAGAATGGCCAGATGGTATGGCTATTTTTGATGCTATAGCAATGTGTAGATCATATGTTAGCATTATAGTCTATGGACAAGCAGAGTCAATGAGTAGCATTATACTACAATCAGCAGACTATCGATATATGACTCCTAATTCATATTTTATGAGCCACTATGGTTCTACGGCGGTTGGTTCAGATTATCTAAGTGTTCAGAACTTTGTTGATTATGAACGAAGGTGCGCTAGCGTTATGTTTGATTTATATGCAAAGCGATGCGTAGAGGGGCAGTTCTTTAAGGACAAGTTTGGCAAGAAGCCCAGCGAAAAACAAGTTAAGCAATATCTTATTCGAAAGCTGAAATCTGGAGATTGGTATTTGAACGCAGAAGAAGCAGTCTATTACGGATTTGCAGACGCGATACTCACGGATTGGAATAGGAATGAGTGAAGCTAAACTCAAAAAAATAGATGAGGCTTGGCTTGGGCTAGATTCTGTAGATACAGATCTATTTAACCCAATGAGCATCTTGCGACCAAGCGAAGATGACTTTCATTTGAAACTCGCTTGGCTTATGACTAGGCCAGAGTATCTATCGTTTTTTTGTCATCACATCTTAAACGTTCAGCTATTACCATCTCAGGCTTTAGTGCTAGATGAAGTTTGGAATAGAAAATTTCCAATGCTTATTGCTAGCCGAGGATTTGGTAAGTCTTTCATGCTATCTTTATACGCTATGCTTAGAGCTTTGGTTTTACCGCGACGAAAGATCGTCGTTGTTGGTGCAGCGTTTAGGCAGTCCAAGGTTATTTTCGAATACATGGAAACTATTTGGCGCAATTCTCCAATGTTAAGGGATATATGCGATGCCGACAGCGGACCAAGACGAGATACAGATAGGTGCGTAATGAGGCTTAATGAAAGCACTATTACTTGTTTACCACTTGGTGATGGTCAAAAAATTAGAGGTCAAAGAGCCAATGATATTATCAGCGATGAGTTTGCTTCTATTCCTAGAGATATTTTTGAAAACGTTGTTGCTGGTTTCGCCGCAGTTAGTGCTGATCCAGTGGCAAATGTTAAACGTCTTGCTGCAAAACAAAAAGCAGAAGAATTAGGAATTATAATAGAAGATGATAAGTCTTCTTCAAGACAATCTAAAGATAACCAGATCGTGTTATCTGGCACGGCATATTATGATTTTAATCATTTTGCAACTTACTGGAAAAAATGGAAAGCTATCATTAAGAGTCAAGGCAATCCCGCTAAACTAAGAGAAGTGTTTGGTGGCGAAGATTATCCAGAAACTTTTGATTGGACTCAATATTCAATCATACGTATGCCATACGAGTTATTACCAAAGGGTTTCATGGATGCAGACCAAGTTGCTAGATCAAAAGCTACTGTACATACTGGTATTTACCAAATGGAATACGGCGCATGTTTCACAAGAGACAGCCAAGGATTCTTTAAGAGATCATTAATTGAGTCTTGCGTTATCTCTCAAGAGAATGAGATCAAAGATAGCAAGGGTACTCCAATCCATTTCGAAGCTAATTTAATTGGCGATCCAAATAAAAAATATATCTTTGGTGTTGACCCAGCTTCAGAAGTAGATAATTTTAGCATTGTTGTGCTTGAAGTAAATCCAGATCACAGAAGAATTGTACATTGCTGGACCACCACAAGGTCAGAACATAAAGAGAAAGTCAAGAAGGGGTATTCTAATGAAACTGACTTCTATTCTTATTGCGCAAGAAAAATAAGAGACTTAATGTTACTATACCCGTGCGTACATATCGCTATCGACGCTCAAGGTGGTGGTGTTGCTGTAACAGAATCTCTGCACGATCAAGATAAAATAAAGCCGGGAGAGCTTCCCATGTGGCCTACAATTGATGATGATAAACCAAAAGATACTGACGGCGAACGCGGCTTGCATATTATAGAGATGTGCCAATTTGCCAAGTACGAATGGTTATCAGAAGCAAATCACGGAATGAGAAAAGACTTTGAGGATAAAGTTTTATTGTTTCCATTCTTTGACGCTGTTAGTTTAGGTCTATCAAATGCTCAAGACGATATTAAGCACAGGATGTTTGATACATTAGAAGAGTGCGTTATGGATATTGAAGAATTAAAAGATGAGCTTTCTATGATACAAATGACTCAGACTAATAATGGTAGAGATAGGTGGGATACCCCAGAAGTTGTTGTTGGCACTGGTAAAAAGAGCAAGATGCGTAAAGACCGATATTCCGCGCTTTTAATGGCCAATATGGCCGCTAGAGTATTGCAGAGAACTCCAGAACAAGAAGCTTACAACTTCTATGGTGGCTTTGCAACTGGCAGAGGTGGCGGTGATAAGCCTTCCTATGAAAACGAAAAACTTTATACTGGACCAAGCTGGTTTGCAGATCAAATGAAAGATGTGTATTAGTAATTAGACAATCCAATTAACAATCCAATTACAGAGAAAACTATGAGCAATGAAGAAATGATAACGTGGAATGACGATGACGCATCCAGCAAAACCGATGCTTTTGCTAAATTTTCAGATAATATCTCATCATATGTCGGCTTACCCAAAGCTCAAGGAAATCATTATCGTAACTTCACTGATATTGAACCTAATAGAACTGTAAAACCCGGATTTAATCCTAGTGATTATTATGCTTTTCGTCCAGATGAGGCCGTTCCACACCAACAGCGCCGCGCTATTAAAATGTGCATGGATGCTTATGATAAAGTTGGTATTATTAGAAATATTATTGATCTCATGGGCGATTTTGGTAGCCAAGGCATAGAAATAGTTCACCAAAATAGCAGCGTAGAGAAGTTCTACCAGCAGTGGTTCAGGAGCGTCAATGGTAAAGAAAGGTCAGAGAGATTCTTAAATAATCTCTATAAAGCTGGCAATGTTATTATTTATCGTAGCTATGCTAATATGACTCCAGAATTAACAAAGTATATGAAGGCTTTGTCTAAGGATATTAGAGTTGATGTTCCAACAGTTCCAGCAAACCAAATCCCTTGGCGTTACAACTTCTTCAATCCAATGACTGTTAAAATGATAAACGGTAATCTATCATTATTCATGGGTGCGAAAGACTATACTCTATCAGCTAATACATTCTTGGACAAGTTCCCAAATGGCGATATCCCAAGCACAGTTCTTGATACATTACCGCCAGCTATTAAACAAAGCCTCCAGAGAGGGGAAAAGCAAATACCTCTAGATCAATCTAGACTAAGCGTATTTCATTACAAGAAGGACGATTGGCTACAATGGGCTAACCCCATGATTTATGCTATTCTAGATGATATTATCATGTTAGAAAAGATGAGACTAGCAGACCTATCTGCACTTGATGGTGCTATCTCTAATATTCGTCTTTGGACACTTGGTAGTCTTGAGCATAAGATTCTTCCAAATAAAGCAGCAATTAACAAGCTAAGAGACATTTTAGCTAGTAACGTTGGTGGCGGCACAATGGAATTAGTTTGGGGTCCAGAGCTATCATTCCACGAATCAAACAGCGAAGTTTACAAGTTCTTAGGCTCAGAAAAATATACCGCAGTATTAAATAGCATCTATGCTGGACTAGGTGTTCCACCAACCCTAACTGGAATGGCAACAAATGGCGGTGGCTTTACCAATAACTTCATTTCGCTGAAAACTTTGGTTGAAAGATTGCAGTACGGAAGAGATATGCTTGTAAAATTCTGGGAAAAAGAAATTGAAATAGTCAGAAAGGCTATGGGTTTTAGATATCGCGCTCACATTCAATTTGATCAAATGAGTTTGTCGGATGAAGCTACAGAAAAAAATCTCTTAATACAGTTAGCAGATAGAGATATTATTAGTCATGAAACCATTCTTGAAAGATTCAAGGAAATACCGGAGATTGAAAAAATTAGACTTAAGAGAGAAATATCAGCTAGAGATGAAGGCAAGTCTGCTCCAAAGGCTAGTCCATATCACGATCCAAAGCATAAGCAAAACCTTGAAAAGATTGCTCTACAAAGCGGTAAGGTTACTCCGCAAGATGTTGGACTAAAAACTAGTGTTCCTAAAGATGTCCTTATTCCTAAACCCGTAGTTCCGGGAGCGGGTCCAGTGGCACCTAAATCTAAACCACCCAAAAACAATGGCAGACCACCTTTATCTAATGATACAGGTCCAAGAAAGCAACGCATAGCTAACCCAAAATCAAAGCCGGGAGTTGCAGAATTAGTAGTATGGTCAGAAACTTCTTGGGAACATCTATCTGATATATTAACTAATGCTTATCTTAAGTCTAACAACAAAAAGAATCTTAGGCAATTA